TTCAGAAGCAAACTTATAAACAGGAATCTCTTGGCCGGTATTTTTGCTGTAATAACGATCAGTAGTTCCGGCAGGCGAAACCTCGTATGGCCCACTTTCGCCATCAGCATAAGTAGGGCCTGTTGGCTCGGTTCTGACTTCAATGTCAGCTATGTCATAGACGCCATATTGATCAGCAAGAGCCTTAGCTATGTTGTCAATATGTCTGTCAGCACCCCAAGCTGGAGACTGATATACATTAGCTTGCGCTTGCACCGCACCCATTTGAGTGCGCAGCGTGTTGTATGTGTAAGCGTTGTAATCCTCATCAACTGACTTGCCAGTCGTTTTGTTTACAAACTTACCGTCTTTCTCTTCGTAGTTTTGATCTAACGGAAGAGCGCTAAGAAATCTTTTCCCAGCCGTAGAATTTTGATCAAACCCTAAACTTGCCCTTCTGGTTGTTTGGGTTGCAGTTTCGCCGCCAATAGGTCTGCCGCGAGAATCAGTAATTGAATCATCAAAGGCTGCCGCATCCGTTGTGGCCGCTTGTGTTGCAGGTTGAGTATTGGCTTGAGCGACAGTATCTGGTTGCGCCGCCTGAGTCGTCGCACTGGCTTGCGCAGGCTCTTGTGCGGTCGTATTATCTAACGCACCGGCCAACGTAAAAGGATTAGACGAAACCGCACTGAGGCCGCCCCCAGTGTCAATGTCTTCATCAGCTAAAAGATCGGCTAATGGCCTTGGCATCTTACACCGTTGAATTTACAGCGTTCATCAACTGAGCAGCCCATTCCTGCCAGTCATCATAATTCCGCGTTCCGGGAATTGCCTCGTTAGAAAAGACATCAATCGCCTTCAATCCTTGGCCCCACTCTTTCCAATCGGTGTTCGCGTTAGGGATTTCTAACTGTTGCGCAGCATACTGCTCAACCATCAACGAAGCCCACGATTCAAACGTATGATACCGGGGATCATAGATAAGAGCCATTAGTAACCTCTTACGTCACCAGTATCGGCATTCAACAATATCTTGCCTGTCTGATAGTTGCCGCCAGCAACATTAGATACAAACTTTAGCCGCAATTCACGGCGCTGCTCTTTCATGTCAATCTTGTTTGTGTTGGCATCAAACACATACGGTTGAGAAACAGCATCGTCAGACTGCGCGAATGGCCGACCAGTGATGTACAAAGACATTGTTCCACTCATCACAAAGTCAGGCTCAACCCGCTCCAATCTAAGCCATTTGTTGTCGCCAACCATGTTGGGTTGAGAAGGGCCGCCAGAGACCAAACCAAGATCACAAGTCTCAAAGTACGATTCGATGGCGTTGACGTTCTGGCCATCGATTGCATCAGTCCCAACCTCGTGCTGAAGCATTTGGATTAATCCGGCTCTTGTGCTAAACGTAAGCGTTTCAGTTGATGTTGAAGTAAACGCATTAGAAAAAACAATAACTTGAGCCCAAACACTAGTAATTGTTACTTGAACATTTGACTCTGTTATAAAAGGAGCACCAACCGTAAAAAGCACATCACCTACAGAATAAGAAGCGCCGTAGTTTGTAAAAGTTACAGAAACAAAAACCCCGCCTGCAACAACAACCGTGGCTTGGGCGCAATTAGGCGGAACTTCAGAACCTGTTTTGTAAAAATTTACATTTGTATAAGTTCCATCTGTTGGCACTCCGCCGGTAAAAGAAATATAATTTCCATTTACTCCGTTAGTTCGCACGGCAGTAACTATTGTTCCAGATGGAACGCCCACGCCGCTTACGGCTTGGCCAACTGCAACTTGTGTGTTTGCTGTAGATAACCCAAGTTGGCTGTTTCCGGTTATCAAGTCATAACTGCCAGAAAAAATAAAATTGGAAGTTGAGGTTTCCCAATTTGCCATAACCGGATGAGCAAACACTTGCGAAAAATATCCAGCAGATCGGCGAGCACCTAAAGCCTCACCGGCGTCGTACCAGATATTCTCCCGCACGTTGTAAATGATCGCATCGGTGCATTCGGTCGCGTCCCCTTTGGGATAGAACCACCAAACCTCACCGAAACGAGGAACTTTGCACGCCCATACTTTCTGACGCTGGTTGTAATTCAGGTTGTCAAAAAAGTAGTTTTGGTTCATGTCGTTCTGAATTTCCTTCACAACTCCGTTGTAAAGCAAAAACCTATCGACGCCGCACCAGTAATAAATTCCGTCGTACTCAATCGCTGATTGACTCGAAAGGATCGAAGACTGGCTAGTGATAATGTCATACCGCCAGTATTGCGGAGGCGTTCCCGTCCCGCCAATAAACGATACTCGGATCAAACTATCAAGGCTCCAAAAGAGCCCAGAAGGCGCGTTTGAGCCGCCCCTGACAGGTAACCCTTGGACGATCTTCCCGGTCGCTACGTTGACCTCGTTAGCGTCCGCAGAGACCCAATCTTGCAGGTTTCCGGCAGAACAATTCTTGATCAGTCCGTTGTTGCCGTACACAAACACATACGGATGCAGCGATACAACGCCTCCAGAGACCGAGACGCTGTTGTTAAATGTAAGCGTCGTTGCACCAGAGCCTGTGGCCGCAGCAGATATAACCAGCGTGGTGGTTGAAATTGAAACAACCGTTGCGCCAGAAGGAATATACGTTCCAGTGACTGTTTGACCAGCACCGATCAAAGGATTGCTGGCACCTAATGTGATCGTCGTAGTCCCGTTTGCAGTCCCAGCGGCACTAAATGTCCCAATTTGGGAGAGTGTAGTTCCGTTGATGTTTCCGCTTAAAACCGGCGTATTAGTGGTGTTGTCAATGCTTTCAAGGTTCTGTCCCGGATGAGCCAGAATGGTCGCAACCCCGGCGCCGCCAACATCATAAAATCCGTCAAACTGCCAAAGATTTAAATCGCTGGCCGTAAAATTAGACAGTGTGTAGTCCGTAACTCCAGCGCCAACCCCGTTGTTGTCAATTGAAAGAGACTGTAGCCCGTTGTTGTACCCACTAAATACCGCAGTAAAAGCGTCAGACGGGTTGACCCAAACGCCCCTAGAAGGGCCAGTTAGCTGGTTAGAAATAACACTATAGCCCCCAATCTTACGGGGCCGACCACGCTGAAAACGAACCCATCGCCCGTCACTATAGAACTGAGCATCAAAGACGGTCCCGTCTCGCTGAATTCCAGCTTTAGTGGATAGGGCAAAGACCTTTGCGGTCATTAGAACGTCCCGCCAGAGATTCCGGTTGTTGCAGTCAACGTGCCAGTCACAGTGGCGCCAGAAGTTGTTACGTTAAGCCTTTGCGTTCCATTAACAGCAACACCAAATTGAAAAGCTCCCGGCCTGTAAATTCCAGTAGTAGATTCATTTACAAAATTCAATGAAGGAGCCGATACCGTCCCATCAGATATTTGCAGTGAAGATCCGCCACCCGGATTTGAAATTGCCACATAAATATTTGTGGAATCACAAACAAGAACTGATTGTGTGCTTGCTCCAACTTGAGCAGTTGAGCCGCCAGCATTTGTAGTAAAAGTAATTGTATACCCAGAGGCTCCGCCGTTAGTCTCGTTCAAAATATAATAAACTTGAACGGTTTTAGGCAAAACAACAGTTACGTTGCCAGACAAATTCCCCGTGTACTTTTGAATGACGTTGGCAGCTTGGGTTGATGTTAAGGTGTATGTTCCGCTAGTAACGGCTTGCGTTAGCTGCGTAAAATTAAACTCAGTATTTCTTCCAAGCCCAATTGTGTAAAAAGTAGTGCCTGAACAACAAATAAAACAAGCTTCGGAAGAAGAAAGAATAAGGCTCGATCCGCCATCAATAAGTTGGCCACCGCTTGGCGCAACCGTCAGCGATCCAGATCCAGCGTTCCTAACTTGGAAAAACCAATTGTTCCCAAGAGTAACCGCCGAGGTAAGGGTCAAAGTCCCAGAACCGCCGGTCCAAACGTAAATTGAAGCTCGGTCTGCCGCAACCGCCGTGTAATTGCTGCTAAACGTCGTAACTGGCGTAGACTGATTAAGCGTACTTGCAATCGCCGTTAGGCCGTAACCGGCAAGAGTTGCCGCATCAGCGCTTGATGTACCGGCGCCAAAAGCAATCGAACCCCACGTCCCAGTAGTCGTCGGATTTGCTGTGATGTACAGGTAGTAGGCAGTAACAGATCCCGCAGCAGGAATCGTGGCGAGCGTAGTAGCGCCACCGTAGCTCTTAACAACTAACGACACCGCTCCGGTGTTCCGGATCAGCGCATCTTGGCCAACCGATACCTGATTGGCTGGCGGCATCCACAACTCATACGCCGATGAGGTGGTGCTGACCTGCATGATCCGAGCAGCAACATAGTTAGTATCGTTGCCGTTAAGCGGCCACTGTAACTGGATTGATCCGGTCGTTGAGGTCAGAGCATAGGATGCAAAAGAGACATCCGTTGGCTGGATGACGTTCCCGGTAAACGGGGAATTGAAGCTCATTACGAATCCTTCACTACGGTTTGACGGTCGCCAACACGGGTCAAGTCTTCATTTTGAAGGGCCTGTACAACTGCATTGTACTGACTTTGCCACATTGGAATCCGGTCATCATTCTTCAGATATGGCATCGCCTGCAGCAAAGAGCCGTACAGGAGAGCCTGCGGAGCGTACTGCGTGAACCAATTGGATTGATTGGTTGAGTCCAGCGGCTGCACTCTCTCGTAGTACAGCACCTCGTAGGTATATGCATCCGCAGGAGTTGGCGCGACCAACCAATGAGTATAGTCATAGTCGCAATAAAACAGCGGAACATCGGTCTCGTTGGTGTTTGGCCAAAACTCGCGCAGATACTCGTACTTGCGCAGGAAGATCGGGCTGCGCTCGTCATTCACCGTGACATTCATCGAGACGGTCTTGCGCCAACGAGCAGGCTTGTCAATGACTGGATCGCCAAGCACCATCGTGCTAGTGGCCACAGTCAAGCTGCCAAGAAACTTAATGTCCGTGGCAAGCACCTGCTCAGCAAGCATAATAAACGTGGGGATCTTGTCTACCGTGACGGTATCAGTCCTCTCTAGATACAACTGAATGTCGCTAACTAGAGAATCATAGGTCATTACAACAGCCACAAGACCCCCTACTTTGCCGCTACGCCTTTGTGCTTTTCAAATGACCTCATGCCGCCAAAGCCCAGCAAACCAGACAGCAACACTAACAATTGCTCAACGTCAAGGTTTGGTGGGGCAGCAAGCCCATTAGGAATTATATCTACGCCTTGCAGGAAAGACCAGCCCCATTGCATTACTGGATAGCCAAGGAATTGATAAGCCAAGCCAAATACCCCAACCCAACCCACAGCAGGACGCCAACCACTGACAAATAGGCTAGTAGACGCAGCTTCAATTTTATTGATATCCACTTGGGCGAGGTCGGTCGCCTGATCAATTTTCTTTTCCTCCAGATCGAGTTTGCGCTCTTCGAGCGCCATCTGGAGGCGTTCCTTATCTGTCGTAATGAGATCACCTGCAACTTTGCCAACTCCCTCGATGATTGAACCAATACCTATCAAGTCCATTACTTGAGTCCTTTCAAAGTGCGATTGATCCAGCCTAAAAGAAATCTAGACTGCGTGCGATTTTTATTGCAGATGTCCGCGTACCGAGTAATTTTGGCAAGCGCATAAGCTTTTTTGAACGCTTCTCCGTCAATCGCATTTAGTTTTTGCAACGTGACATCGCCAACCGCGCCATCTGGGGTGGCTCCAACGATCAACTGAGCCAGTTTGATTGCAACTTTTATCCCGGTATTTACGCCAAAGTTGAAGATGTTTTCCGCAACAATTGGGTTCGTAATTTCATCCCCTCGGATACGATCCCAAAACTCAGCTTTATAAAAGCTACGCACCATTCCAGTAAGGAGCGGGTTGTTGAGTGCGCCTTGGTCGATGAGCCCCCATCCCGGCCAGCGCGGGTTTGGGTTGCGTGCAATTCCAGCATAAGTCATCCCTCCGGTATCACCGGCTAAAGTTGTTAATTGATAACCGCCTTCATCGACGATCATCTTTTCAAAAGCGGGATTGAAGTCAGCCATTACTTCACCTTCTGTTCAAGGATGACAATACGTTCACGGTTGGCGTGAATCAGTTCCCGGTTGGCAAGAATTTCTTTCTCAAGGTCTTGCCGCAGTTTTTCCCGAGCAAGCTCAGCCCCGGAGTTGGCTGCTTGCTTGTTGTCTGAAGTGACCACAAGACTGATCTTGGCGTTGAGCACCGTTACGTCGTGCGTCAGTTTATCGAGCGCAGTCATAAGATACACAACGCAGGTGAAAAGAATAGGAAGCAACGCAAAAGCAAGTTTCTCAATAAGTTGAGATTTTGCTTCCAGTTTTTCAATCATGAATGCACCTTCATAATCATGGTTAGCAACAACATAATTATTGCCCCTCCGCCAGTAATTAGAATCTGCTCTAGACGCTTGATGCGAGCGTGAATGCCCCTAGTCTCACGTTCGATTCCCTCGTACCTAACAGCACAGATATCAACGTGGGCGTCAATTTTTGCGTTTACTGTCTCTACGGATGCCATGTCAGTCAAAGCCTTTCAGGGTCTTTGCTAGCCTAGCGCGTTGGCCAAGTTTGCCGGGGGCTTTGGCTGCCTTTTCCAGCTTCTTCGCAGGAATGTTTTTCCCCATAGGGACATGGAGAGACTCCTTCAAAGCGCCCGGATGCTTAATTGCTTTTTGAATCCACTTCTCAGCCATAATTTACTCCTCAAGGGTGGGACGCTTTGTAGGCGTCAAATTCAGCTTTCAGTTCTTTGATAGCCTGTACAAGAACCGGCAGCAGGTAAGAATCGGTGTACCGAAGTTTGTCCGGGTCTTCATTGTTAATGATTACCGGAGTCTCACCCTCAAGCGCTAGAACCTCTTGAGCAAGGAAACCATACCGAACAGGACCGTGAGGCTCAGTGTCTCCACGAGTCTCCGTCAGTTGGTATTTGACGGGATTCATTCCTGCCACAAAGCTAAGTCCGTGAGGAACCGGCTCTACGTTAATCTTGTCCCTTGCGTCCGAAAGAACGGTCCAAGCCACCTGAATAGTGGCGGCAAGAGTTGAAGTAGAACCGATTGAAATTTGATCACTTTGCGCAACTACGTTTAGCGCAGGAGCTACTGTTCCAGCGCTAGTGTACCCGCCAATAACCACATTGCCTGAACCAGTGGTTGCTGCTTTTCCAGCTTCACCGCCAAGGAACGTGTTGTATTGACCGCTGCTTAGAACCAAGCCCGATTGGTATCCAAGCGCTGTGTTTTTTTGTCCAGCAGAAGCCAGCAGCGATTGATATCCAACAGCAGTACCGTAAGAGCTTGTTTGTACTCGTAAAGCAGAACCACCAACTGCTGTGTTTTGTTGCCCAGCACCGCTTCCACTAACAGCAGTAAGCGCTTTATATCCAACAGATGTATTATCAGATCCACCAATAATAAATTCTTGGGCTTGAGTTCCGACCGCTGTGTTTCTTGTTCCACCAACATTTGACCGTAATGCGTAGTACCCGCACGCAGTATTGCTGTCTGATTGATTTATAGACAGGGTGCTTCTTCCAATTGCGGTATTAGACCCCCCGCTGCCAGAATAAGTTGATGCGCCTTTCCCAACTACAGTTGTACCATCATCATTGTTTGCGCCTTTACCAACCGTCAGTCCGCTAATGCTTGCGTCATTTGCAGTTGTTACAGTTGTACCGTTGTATGTAAAGTTTCCATTGGTGCCAAGCGCAGTTGTTGAAGTTGCATAAGCCACCCCATTCAAAGTATAACTTCCGCCCCCGCTTGATACTTGAGCTACCAGACCTGTATTAGAATTTTTATAATAAAGAATTCCATCATAGGCATTCAGAGCAAGCTCGCCAAGCGCAAGATTGGCTGCAAGCGGTGTTGCAGTCGATGTAGTGCTGTAGTACAGCTTAATTGGGGTAAAGCCTGCTTGTGCCATAAGTCACCTAAAACATTAAAAACATATTGCCAGTTGCGTCTGTTGGAGCGGCTTTAGTTATGGTGTATTGGAGGACGAGTAGTGGTTGCCCTGCATACGATAGACCTGCAGCAGCAGCATAGATTCCACAGCCTCCACCGTAACTAGGCACGCCGGGGGCACCATAGTTTGTTGCGGTAAGTGCCGCATTACCGCCACCGCCCCCAGAGGGACCATATTGAACGCTTGTTCCAGAATCAGTCCAAATAGCTTGCATACCACCATTGCCGCCGTCTGTGCGACCAGTGGTGTTTTTGCCCCCTCCGCCTCCTCCGCCGTTTGACCCACTCCCTGCATTGGTTGTAGCAGTCCCGGCTGCGCCGCCGCCAGAGCCACTAGTACCCGCGCCACCAGCCCCCGCAGTTGTTGCGGCAGTGGAGTTTCCTCCCGCCGTGGAAGACCCGCCGTTTGATCCACCACCACCGCCGCCTGAACCAGAAGAGTTAGCGCTACTAAATACGTTACCGCCGTTTTTACCCGCGCCAGAGGGACCAGCAGAACCACCGCCACCGCCTCCTTTGTTGATGGTTGTGCCGCCACCATTGCCGCCATTGCCACCAGAAAAAACCTTGCCAACTTCACCTACGGATGACGATGCTTGTCCACCAGTTGAACCGGCGTAAGTTGCTCCTTTAGCTAACGCACCATTAGTTGCAGTAGTAGGAGCGGCGGGGTATAAAGTGGAATCTTTATTAAACCAAGCGTCAGAACCTCCAAAAAACCCGAAGCCAGAAGAAGTAAAATAATTCAAATAGTAAGCATTCGTGTTATTTAGTGTGTTTACATTTACAGTCGAGCTAGCATACGCCCCGCCTCCGCCTCCATTGAAATTAGAAGCAGAGCCAACGCTGCCACTGCCAATCGCATGAATGGTTACCGTTTCTACGCCATACGGAATGCGCCAGCGGCTTGGAGTGCTTCCGTCGGTTGGGCCATTTGTATTTAATACTTCTGTATACGAATTTCCAATCGTCACTACTGGGGTGTAGGTAATGATGATAAGACCTTGACTTCCATTACCACCGCCACCGCCATAATTAGTTCCAGATGCGGCGGTGCTGCTTGTATTGTTTGCGCCTCCAGCTCCACCGGCTGGCCCATAAGTATTGCCAAGATAATCTGTATAAATTGTATCTACGCTGCCAACTGCGCCATCGCCAGTTGCCCCCGTATTTGCACCACCACCGCCGCCGTTTGTTCCCGCAGTGGGCGATGAACCTCCAGCTCCACCGCCAGAGCCTAAACGATTATTGCCGCCGTTGAGTCCTGTGGCTGGCGCACCGCCGTTGGCCCCTCCCCCGCCACCAGCAATAACACCTTGATATCCATTACCACCATCTCCATTTGGACCCCCCGCTCCACCAGCGCTATCCATTGACCAAGTAACGCCGGGGAAATAAACACCATATCCATTGCCACCCGAGTTTCTAACATCTCCAACGCCAGCGGACTTTTGACCGCCAGTTGCAGTCGCATATGCACAGGAATTAAGACCACGTCCCCCTTTGGCTAAACAACCAATTTGAGGAGATGCAGTAGTGGGAGCAGAGTTAGAAGATTTGTTAAACCAAGTATCAGAGGCATCTCCAGTGCCAATTACACCAGCAGAACCGACTGCTATATAAACAACAGAAAGCGGTGTTAAAGGGTTTCCACCTGCAGTTGTAAAGCTGGTTTTAGAGTAAGCGCCGCCACCAACCGCGCCGCCACCAATACATTCAACAATTGCATCTTTGCAATCAACCGGAACCCTCCAGCGCGTACCAGACGTAATGGCGATGGTTACAGTGGGCATTAGATAACTTCCGGCGTGACTTGTTTGTTCATTGCCGCACGGGCCTCCTCAACAGTCATGATCGCCGTGCCTGTCCAAACAGACCCTTCTGGAACCACTTCCAGCCGCCAGCCTTCCTCAACCCAATCGCCCGGCTCGGCAATGCAAACCCTGACAGCTTCGTTTTTGTCATTGAACATGACGCACGTTGTCATTCCTGCTCCCCTGCTGGAAACACGTTAATGAATACAGTGCCATCAACTAGCGCCTCGACCTCGTGCCACTCGTTCTCTTTTAAGATCACTGGCGTAGTGTTCTTGTCCATCTCTTTGTAAAGGTTCTCTTTACGGATGGCGGCTTGACCGGCAACGCACATAGTCAAGTGAGCGAACGTGTGCTCATGAGGGGGAAGGCCCTCCCCCACGTTGGCGTGGTAGACCGAGAACCTTACCTTGTCGTAAAGGAAGGTGTAGGTAGGAGGAATATTGGTCATGTTTCTTGCGACGTTGCGATTGCATCCCACCGAGAGTCAGCGGAATTGTACACACAGCCGACGTACAAAGTTTTGCTCGCAACCGTCGTCGTCGGCAAAGTAATTCCAACAGCGCGGAATGATTTTGAGGTTCCGGTAGTCCAAGTCAAAGCCCTTGCGGTTCCGTTATCCTTGAACCGAAAGATTATCTTCTGACCATCAGTCGGAGTCCCTGCGTCAGCATTGATCGTTAACGCCTCTGATTGGGCTGTTGACGCGTACTGATCAAAGTTGTCGCTGTTCCACGCAAGCGGCGAGGCGATGTTTGAAGCCGAGCTAACTCGTGGCGTTATACGCTTGTTGGTGAGCGTCTCAGTGCCGGCAAGAGTAGCCAGTGTCCCTGTCGTAGGGAGCGTAACGGCAGTCGTCCCAGACACCGTAAAAGTGGTCCCAAAGGCCCCAGAGATCGTCAGCGTGCTAGCCGCGTTATTCGCTACGCCCGTACCTCCCTGCGCAGGAGTAACAGCCGCCGCAGTCGTCAAAATGGTCGCGTCTGCGTTGGGTAACGTAAATGTTCTTTCGGCTGTTGCGGGACCGGTAAATTTCGTAAACCCGTTCCCGGTTCCGCCGTAAGTAGAAGCAATCACTTGAGTGAGCGCCGCCGACCCGTCAAAGTTGTTGCCGTAGATCGCTCGTGGCGTCGTGAGAGTTGCCGCAGATCCGACCGACAAACTCGACTGGTTAGTAAACTGAGGTGCGGTCGCGCCAGCCGTAAGAACTTGGCCAGATG